GGAATATCAAAGTGAAAAATATTTTACTTGACAGTAGAAATTCCTACGACAATAACCAACTAATCCTTGGTTAAGTTTAAAGTAAAAATGACACTAAAACATAAATAATAATATGGCAGACGTAAAACAAACGATATCAGATTTTTACACGCAGGCACAAACAAGAGATTTCTCACGTACTAATCTCTTTAGAGTGCTAAACATCAATTTCGGTGATGGTAGCACACAAGTTATTGGTGAAAACGATTTAGTGTATGCTAGAACAGCTTCATTACCTGCTAAGAGTATTACAACTAACGCTGTACCATATATGGGGCTTAACTTCAACGTTCCAGGTGTAGCTCAATATCCTGGTAGCGACGCATACGTTATTAACTTTTACGCTGATGCAGCTCAAGAATTAAGAGAAAAGTTCCTATTAGTTGTAAACGATACATTCAATGATGCAACTTCTACAGGTAATTACTTCACACCAAAGCAATCAGCAGTAATTGATTTAGTTCAATTAGATAAGCAACTAGTTAAAATTGCTCAATATCAATTAGTTGGTGTTGCAATTAAGGAAGTAGGAGCTTTAGCATATGATATGACATCAACAGGTGATATTCAAAACTTTGATGTAACGTTAACATATCATTATTTCCGTAAAACAGCCTAATTTATAGCTCATATTATTAACAAACTATACCGTACATCACTGTACGGTATTTTTATGCTTAAATATTTCTATGTCAGGTATTTTAAACTCAATAGGTAATGCTACTAAAGGTTTAGCTACTATAGGTGGTATTACTAATCAAGGTGGCTTACCAGCACCAAGTGTAGTTGTTTCAAATCTTGCTATACCTGGTGTACCTTTAATAAGCTTTAGAGATTACTTCTTAACATCCCTTGAATCTTGGTTTGCTTCTATACCCTTACGTACACAATTTATAGTTTTAATTGAAAGTTTTCCAGACGATCTTACAACTTCTATCATGCAACAGCTTGAACTAGTGCAAGCTGATAAGAAAGGTTGGGATATTGATAAAGCTAAGTCAGTATTGACATCATATCCATTTAATAATGTAGTGGGATGTTTATTTGTTGATGGTGCTTCCATTCCTGACGATGTTTTAACTGCTGAAGTTGCTTCTATTCCTAATAATAGAGGCTTTACACAAGGTGGTGTTTTAGGAAATAGAGAAGCTTTTGCATCTAACAATTTAACCATACAAATAAGAGAGACTAATACGTCTTTTGTTGATCTAGTAATGAGACCATGGGTAATATTATCAGCTCATAGAGGTTTTATAGCTCAAGAATTACCTCAAAGAAACATAAAAACCAATATTACCGTGATACAATACGCTAAAACGTTTCAAAACATTTCTCAAATACCTAGAAAAATTTGGAGATATTACAATTGTGCTCCTCTATCAGTAGGTACACGTAATTTAACTTACGATACTGAAGATATTGAATCATATGATGTAAGTTGGTTATATGATTACTATACTATTGAAAATAGTCTATACATTCCATTACCAGATATTATTTCTAAGATTGGTAAAGGGAACATACCTAGAATATCTCCATTACAGAGATGATATCACAGTATTTTAATTACCCAAAAAACGGTAAACAGTATAAGATAAAAGAAATTTCGTTTCAGCAGTTTAAACTTCTCAATAAACGTCTTCTTAATGAAGATTTAAAAGATTTAAACGATGTTTTTGAAGAAGTGTGTAGTGGGGTAGTTAATGGAAAAAATTTAAACAGTTTAGAAAAATTTTACTGCTTAATGATTCTTAGAACCATGATTCATGGTAATGATTTTTCATTCAAAAATAACGATGTTGTTATTAACATCAACATTAATACTCTTTTAGATAAACTTAATTTAAATTTTGAAGATATAGTTTTTGAATATGAAAAGAAAAAATATTATTTTAACCTGCCTAAAAATTTTTATCATGAAACAGCTTTAGATCTAATTATTGACTGTTTAGTTGGCATTGAAATAAAAAACAATAAGTGGGATTGTAGTGAGATTACTTATAAAAAATATAAAATTGATATACTGCAAGAAATTTCATTACCACTTGCTACTGTGTATAAATTGTTGGATGAAAAATTTCAAACATATAGTTTTGAATTTTACAAAGAATTTGTCTTTAAGATTACAGATGGTTCACTATTAATGCTGTTGAGAAGGTTATTTTACCTCGATATGTCATCATTGTATGATTTTGAATATAGCTGTATTAGAAGTTTGAATTTAGGAGTAACTGATATGAGTGTGTATACGTTACCTGAACTTAGAATATTCTTACAACTTCTCACAAAAGAACTTAAGAGTAAGCAAGGTAGTAATAATGAGTTGAATAGTTAAAGTTAATAGTAAATACCTTTATGAGCAATAATAATTTCAATGATATTTTACAAGAGATCAATAGTACTAAGACTACCTTTGAAGCTTATGCTCCATCTACTGAAACTACAGTTCAGTTTCTTCCTTTAACTCTTGCTCAGCAGAAAAACATTATTGAAACGTCAGTTGACTCATCTATTGGTGCTTTATTCTTTAATAATACGTTTTATAAAATTTTAAAGCAAAATATTAAAGATGATATTTCTAAGTATAACACTATTGACCGTGTAAATTTTGCATTGCAATTAAGAAGTCAATTATCTGATACATATGTAAAAAATGATAATAAGATTTCTCTTAAAGATTTATTAGCTAAAAACAAAACAGTAACTGGTAATATTTTAAGTACAGAAATTGCATCTGATAATTTCACATTTGTCGTGCAAGTACCTAATTTAACGCTAGATGATAAGGTAAACACCATTTTACTTAACAAGTATCGTAGTGAAAATCTTAATGGTGGTAAGTTAAAGACGTTAATTAGCGATCTTTTCGTTTACGAAATACTTAAATTTATAGTAAAGGTGAAAATTAACGGTAAAGAGTTAGATCTACATCAAGATCTAAATGCTAGTGCCAATTTACTTGAAAAGATAGATAGTATACATCTGGTTAAGGTAACAAACTATATTAATGATGTAAGAGATGTGGAGAAAAATCTTGCGACTTTTGCAGGATCCAGTGTAAGCGTTGATATAGTTCCTGATTTCTTTATAGTATAGTAATTATATATTTGCCATAAATATAAGTATGGCAGCTGCTGATAAAACGTTAACCGATGTACTTTCTTTACTAACTAAAGTATCGTCACAGTTAAGTGTAAAGATAGATAAGCTTGAAAAGATGGTTGCAATTAAGCAACCTAAAGCAGAAATAGATAATAAAGATGTAAAAACTAAGGTTACACAAACCTCAGCAATTGATAAGCTATTAGCAACTCAACTAAAACAGACTGAACCAGAAAAGGTAGTTGAAGAAGAAACTAAAGTGCAGGTTTCAAGTTTCGGTAAAGATGCTGAAACATTTTTAACTAAATTGATAGGTGCTACTGCACCTAAACCTACTAAACCTAAAAAAGTAAGCGAAGAGGATGGATTGGTTTCTAAGCTAATGAAATTCCTGCCTATGGTTGGTCTAGTATTAGGTGGGTTAGGTGGTTTCTTAGCATCTTTATTAAGCGGTGATTTTAAAAATGTACTAGAGCAAATTAAAGCAGGAGATTTTCTCGGTGCTTTACAAACAGCTGGTAAGATAATATTCAAAACTATACAACCGTATATACAAAGTATACCTATTATCGGTCCAATTTATTCCTTTGCTCAAGCTTATTTAGAAATAGAAAAAGGTAACATAATTCCAGGGTTAAAATATTTAGCGCAAGGATTTGTAGGTCTTTTACCACTACCGTATGCTGTAAAAGCAGCTATGATAGGTGGTGTAGAAATGATAGGATCTTTGGTTGAGAAAAAATATCCAGAAATTAAAATACCAACCGGTAAAGGTGATGATGTATTACCTATAGCATTCAATGCAATTGGTAAAATATTGAAATTCGGTGTCTTCAAAAGATTGCCGGTACTAGGCTCAGCAATTAACTTTTATGAAGCATACCAAGCTTTTGAAAGTGGTGGAGCTGCAGGTATTGCAAAAGGTTTAATTAATTTAGGTTCAGGTATAGCTAATTTATTCCCCGGATATGGTACGCTTATATCTATAGGTTTGGATATTTTAAGCTCTTTAATCTTTTCAGAAGAAGAAGTTGTGGATACTACAACAGGTAAAACGGTAAAACGTATTAGAATGACAGATTTCTACAATACGATATTACCATATGTCAAAAGAATTCCTTTTGTAGGTAATTTAATAAATTTAGGCGAAGGTATATATGATATATCTAATGGTGATACTATGCAAGGTATCAAAAAATTAGCAATGTCTTTGCCATTTGTGGGGGTATTGGTTGAGAGTTTTGAAGTAACAATGGGAACATATGCTAACATATATAATAAAGGCTTAACTCCTATAAGAAATTTCTACATTAATTTACAAAAGAGTATATTGAAAAATATTTTAATGACTTTACCTGACTCTTTTGGTATAAGAGGAGCGGTAGCAAAGTTTTTCGGTATTTCTTTAAATGAAGTAGATGCTTCTACTGAAAAGCTTCCAGATTTTAATTTACCAACTACACCATCAAGACAAACTTTAGAAGAAGATAGACAGAAGCAGCTAGAAACGTTCTTACCACCAGAGCAGTCTACAACCTTACCTGAAACTAATATCAATCCTAATGAAAGAGTTGAGGATATTCTTAATCAGCAGACCAAACTATCAGATGAAAATAAGAAAGTTTTAGAAAATCTTTCTGAAGCTCAAAGCTCTCTTCTATCAAAACAATTAGAAATGATGGGTAAGCAGCTCAGCATTTTAAATGAAATAAAATCTAACCTATCTAAGCCTACAAGTAATGTAGTATCAAGCCCTACTGTTGTAACTAACAATTATAACCAGGGAGTATCATTAAGAGGTTTACAAGGCGTACCAGCATAACTGTAATTAAATATTAACATGGCAGATCTCTGGAAACTAATAAGAAAGGATGATAGAAACCAAACAGTCCCGGTTCTATTACCTGCTAGCAGTGCTCCAAATGTTCAATCAGATGATTTAGCTGACATTTATAGTGTTTCTAGACTATACGAAGGTGTTAATGCATCATCGGTTATAGATGTTGTTAACAAATTTCCATGGACTAACAGCCCAGAAAGCTCTCGTTTAGATACACCAACTATTCAGTTAATAGAGAAAAGACTTTTAATGAATAGTGTGTTAACTAATTTAGCTAACTCTATTTTCACTACTGCAGATTCAGGTTCTTCTTTTTTCGGTACAGGAGCTAGATCAGCTTTACAACAAGCCATCAATGCAGGCCCAGCAGGTGTTGCTACTTTTTTACGTACACCACCACCTCCACCAGAAAATTCTTCTTCTACAGCTAATCAACAAGGTTTTGTAGGTAAATTAATATCAGAGACTGCTCAAGCAACCATTGGTGCAATTAACTCAGTTAGAGGATCAGAAGGGGGAGTTAAGATAGCTGATGCTTTAGAAAATATATCACAACTTTATTCTTCTTTTCAATTAGGTAATCCTGTTTTATCTCCTTATGACTTTCTTTACTCTACTGAAAAGACAGGTTTTGTGTATGATTTACCATTTTTAAGCCAAAATAATTTTAATACTACTTCTACATCATTCGGAGAGTCTAAAAGCGGTAATTTATTAGCCGGTTCAATAACTAATATATTTTCAGAATTAGCTAGAAGCTCTACTGCTTTAGTTGGTACAATTAAACCTGGTACATATATTGAACAAGCTAAACAATTTTCAATGGGTGAATCAGGAAGAACAGTAGATATATCATTTCCTCTTTTAAACACGAAAAAGTTTGAAGATATTGCATTGAATTGGCAGTTAATTTTTGGATTGATTTATCAAAATAGACCAGGTAGGGTTACAAGATCTATTATAGATATGCCTGTTATATATGAAGTAAATTGTCCAGGAGTAGTCTATATGCCATTTGCTTACATAAGAAGTCTTTCCATAGACTTTATAGGAAATAGAAGAGAAGTAAAAATTAATGTACCGGTAGGTGATCAAGCAAGAGGAGGATCAACAGTATTAACAACTATAGTTCCTGATGCCTATCAGATTAATATAAATGTTGAAGGTCTTAATGATGAAACAAGAAACTTTTTATATGCTAGCGTTACTCAAAGCCCTGTAACAGTAGGAGGAGTATAATATGCTTGGACAATATCAAAATTATATCAAAGATTTACCTAATTTAGAACTTTACAGATACGAAAATATCTTTAAAGTGTATCAAATAGATGAGAAAAATTTTTACTTTTATAATATAATAAAGAACATAAAAGTACCTAATGATATAGATAATACTGTTTTTCAATTGATATCTTATAATGGGGCAATGCCTTTAACTACAATGAGTTATCAATTATATGGAACTACTTACCTATGGTGGTTAATATGTATATTAAACAATATACAAAACCCATACGATGTAAAGAATTTTGGTAAACAACTAAAAGTATTAAAGCCACAATTTCTCAAACCTGTTTTAGATTCTATTAAAGCACAATTGCAATGAGGAACAGAAGATTATTTTCTTACGCTCAAGATAATTACACTAAGTTTTTTTACATAATAAACAAAAAGAATTATCTATTTAGAGTTACTTTTTTAAACGCTGATGGTATATCGGTAGATTTTCAAAAAGGTGCTATTAAAGAACTATACTTACATGATCTGTTAACAAATCCTTTTAAAAGAGGTTACATAGTTATAGATAATACAAATGACGTAATAGAAAGATTCAAATCATCGCCAAGTGATAAAGAATTTTTTGACTCCGAAATACAAAGAGGTTATAGAGTAAGAGGTGATGGTAGAGATTTAATACTAATCACTATAATTCCTGTTGAACCAAGTAATAATCCATATAATGATCAAAGTGTTGATTATAATAGAATTTTTGGATTCCAATATGCATTTATTTTAGGCAATGAACTTGACACATCTTCAGCAACTGGTAAACTTAAAAAGTATGAACTAATAGATGCTGATGAAGAATATTTAAAAGATAGAAAGATTTTCTTTTCTACCGTTGATGTATTAAGAAGACCAGATGCTGCGTTTTTATCAGACAGACAAAGAGAAGCTTTAACCGGCGATAGTTTAAAATACATTCTTGTAAAAGGATTAGAAGACAACACAGCTATTTTTTCTACACTATCTGGCAACGTTGTAGATACACCAAATTTTGAATCAGGTGCAAGTAAAATTTTCTATTCATCACCTAACGATTATTCTGCTTTAGATGACTTAAATTACGTCTATAATTTCCATGTAAGTAATGAATCTGCTAAAGATTTTTCTTTCTTACAAAAAGATGACTTCATAGGAGAATATACATTACAAAGTTGTAGCAGTATTTTTAATAAAGCATTCGACAAACAGTCAGATGCAGGTGGATTGTATTTTGTTGAAAATCTTACTATAACAGGTGCGCAGGATGCTCCTAATGTGATAGAAAACGATATAAAAAAGCCCTTAAGAGCTTTAGAGTTCGGTGAAACAGGAGATATTATTGATGTTAAGTTTTTTAATACACCTGGCTCAGTCTATCAAGACAGAATTCAATCAGTATTGGTACATGCGTATGACTTTGAAAATAAAACATTTTCTATCAATCAAGTTGACGGTGATATAGAAAAGACTAAAAAGGAATTTACCCAATCCTATGTTCAGCCTATGAAAGGCAAAGATAATAGACCATCACCAAATTTTATTATCAATAACACTCAAAAGACTAATCAAAACTTTAAAAATGAGTTTTTAATCTATAGTGAAGATAATGACTTTTTAAAATTATCTGTAGGTAGAAATAGACTATTAAAAGATGCTTTGATGTTAAATTTAGGGGTTGAAATAACCGTACAAGGAGGGTTTCAAAGAAAATCCGGTAAATTTATAAGCATTGATAGAACAGGTAATTATATAGACAATGACTTTGATAATAAATTTTTAGGTTTATATTTTATTATATCTGTTGAACATACATTTATTAACGATGATCAATACGTAAATAAAATTATAGCAGTTAAGACGTATCATTTCAATGATCCTAAAATAAACGAAAACATACCATGATAAGTAAAACTACCTTATTTCCTGATTACATTGGTATTGTTCAGAATACTAGTTTAGACTTTTATAATAAAAGTACTAATTTATTACAGTATATAGGTAACTATTTGGGCCAGTTAGAAGAGAATATAAAATTTAATAAAAGCTTAGTAACAACTAACGTTTTATCATCATACGGTGTACTTTACAATCAATTAAATCAAACAAATTTTACTATACAGAATTATACCATCAATCAACAAAACAATGTTGTACCTCAAGGAGAGGTTACCATGGATAATTCCTTTAAATTATATTTTGTTGAAAAGTATCTTTCACTATCTAAACAATACAGGGTTATTATCGACAGCTATATTCAGAATAACGAATATTTTAAAAATTTTTCAGATGACATAGGCTACATTACTGATATTAACTCTATTATGGATAATAACGTCAATCCATATTTTGATATTTTTAATCAGCAATACCTATTACAGACCAACGCTCCTGGTACTATAAACTCTAAAATAACTAGAGATAATTTAGCATTGTTAAAAACATTTACCTATTATGTTGATCCACTTATGAAGCAAAACTTAGTTGGATTGCAAAATGGTGATGTAAACAATAATACAGCTAAAACTTCACATGGTACAAATTTAATAACTGATATATTATACTATGAAAGAGCTGTTGCTAACCAACAAGCATTTTTAAATCAAATACAAATAGTATTGGGTAATATTAGTGATTTTATTTTCTTCTTTAAAGGTCTAAATCCTAATGATAGAGACCCTGATAGATATGCATTTTTCTTCAAATACACTATAACGAATATGGAAGATATGCAGATACAAGTCGATATATTAAAGAATAACTTAAATCACTTATCTTTATCATCTAAAGAAGTACTCGGTGTTTGAGTTACTTCCACGTTTATAATTTTAGAATCATCTAAAAGCTTTTTAAGAAGCTCTTCTCTATTCATTACTAACTTGCCTTGTATATCTACCTGTTGCATTTCTTTCTTACTATCGATATCCATTTGCTTTAATTTAAACTTAGCATCAATATTTTTATTGGTTAATAAAACTTTATTGAGCGTTTCAATAGCAGCAGCAGATGAATTAACAAGTGTAGCCATTGCAGTGACGTCTTCAGCAGTTGGTGCTGATATGATATATTTTTTTAAATCTTCTACAAACTCTACCGTACCTTTAATTAACTGACTAGAATGTTGTAAAAGGAATTTTTCAATATCTTCCTTTGACATTTCTTGCGGAACTACGGCAGGCTTAGGAGCATTACCGGTCTGCAATTGTTGCAATAGTTCATCAACTGCATTATTTACGTTGTCGTCAGCCATATAAAATACTTATATATAAACCACTTGATTTAAAGAGAGGATATGTATAATAGTCTTATGTTTCCAGTAGATATTAAATTTGTAAAGACTCATCCTGATGCAGTGCTGCCAAAGTACAATCACTCTGATCCTTATACCGGAGATAGTGGTTTAGATGTTACTGCAGTTGAAGATGTCGTGATACCTTATAGAGGTAAAGGCCTGATTGAAGGTACCGGTTTTATAAGTGACCCATGGGCTGTTGTACCTGTTGGTCTTAAGTTAGCTTATATTACACCGGGTTATTGGTTTAGAGTTGAAGGGCGTTCAGGTATGGGCTTTAAGAAACATGTATTTCCTCATTTTGGTATTATCGATAACCCTTATAGGGGAGACATGGGTATCAAGCTTTATAATTTTAGTAACGTTGATGTAGAGATCAAGAAAGGCGATAAAATTGCTCAACTTATCGTTTACCCTCTCATTCAAGCTAATGTTAGCTTTACTGAAGAAGTAGTAGAAACTAAGCGTGGTGAAAAAGGATTTGGATCATCTGGTAACTAAAAATTAATTATATGTTCAATAATTTATGGGTAGAAAAATATCGTCCAAAGACTTTGGACGAAATGGTATTATCAGAAGATAATAGAAAGTATTTTAAACAAATTAAAGGTGAAATACCTAATTTATTGTTTGTAGGTACTCCTGGTATAGGTAAATCTACTATTGCTAAAATTATTGTTCAAGATATTCTAAAGTGTCAATACCTATACATAAATGCATCTGATGAAAATGGTATTGACACTATTAGATCTAAGGTTAGCAATTTTTCACAAACTAAAAGTTTAGATGGTAATGTAAAGGTTGTTATACTAGATGAAGCAGATGGTATAACGATTGATGGACAGAGAGCTTTGCGTAATACAATGGAAGAGTATAGTGCATTTACACGCTTTATTCTTACAGCAAACTATAAGCATAAGATTATTCCTGCCATTCAAAGCAGAACACAGCACTTTGATTTAACCCCAGATATTCATTCAGTAGTTGCAAGAATCATTCATATCTTAAAGAGTGAAAAAATTACAATACCACCCGATGGAGCAGTATACTTAGTTAAATCCATAAAGAGCAATTACCCAGACATTCGTAAAACTATCAACACCGTTCAGAAGTTAAGTGTATCTGGAACCTTTACGAGCACTGAAAAGACTGATAAGAATGAAATCGTTAATAAGATTCATACCCACATTACTTCAGGTAAGGTTTTAGATCTTAGAAAGTATTTGATTGAGAATGAAAGTGAGTTTCAGGGTGATTACGCAACTTTACTCAAGCTTTACTTGAATCATGTTTATTCAAGTGATATTTCAGATGATAAGAAGAAGCAGATTATAGTAATAATCAGTGAACATCTTTACAGAGATGTATTCGTCTTGGATAAAGAGATTAATGCTTTCTCTTGTTTTTGCCAAATAGAGCAGGTTACTGCTTAATAGTTGTTGGTAATGGGGTATAAACTTTATTAAACCCTTTTACCTCTGGCGATCTTGCACCTTTAGCAGGTTCTGAAGAAATTACTACGTTCTTATTAAGAAGCTTCGTCTCAGTTCTACGTAAAGTACTACCATCTTGAGACATTAATGTCTGCAAGTATGGATTATATGGTGATTCGTTATCTTCTTCTGGAGGAGTTGGTTTATGGTTAATCTTCTCCTTCTTTCTCATACTCTGAGGTATGTCAGGAAGGTTTGAATATGTATTAACTGCAATTACTAGGTCCGAAGGAACTGTTACCTTGTTTTGAAGATCAAATAAACCAGGAGCTAATTCAATTGCCAACTCAACTGAAAATCCGTTTCCTCTGTTTTGATCATTACCTGTAGCATGAGAAGGAAACATTGGTTTAACGTCAACAACTCTGATGTTTTTATCAGTGTTAACTAAAAGTTCGATGTACTCTTTTACATCATCACCCAAAGCTTTATATGAGTCTTTGCTCTTATAATTCTTGACAAATTTGACAACATCACTAACAAGCTTACCGCCATTTGTATATCTTTGGATGTTCTCTTGAATCTTAACTAAAAATTTGTTGGCCATATTATTATTTATTAATTCTTAGTATATTTCTATTCTCGATCTAAATATTATTACAATGCCAAAAATTACATTAGACATACTTTCTAACGTTAATTCTAATAGAAATAACGCTAATGTATATACTGATTTGCATTTAGATTTAACAGTGGGTAGTACATATAATGATCAGTTATATAAGCAAGAGCAAGTCCTGGATGTTCAAGCAGATACTAACTTAGCAGCAATTTATAACAGCATTAGAAGCATTCTCACTACATCGCCTGGACAAAAGCCGTTAAATCCTGTTTTTGGGGTTGGGTTTGGAGGTATTTTATTTCAACAAGTCACTCCTGGTAGAGCTAAGTCAATAGGTGAAGCAATTTTTCAAGGTATTCAGAGATACGAGCCAAGAGTAAATATAATAAATGTCAATGTTATTCCTGACCCAGATAACAATCAATATACCATTGAACTTACAATTTCAGTACCAAGATTTAGTTCTCAACAAGTTAAAATCGTTGGTACATTAGACAAATCAGGCTTTTACTATAGTGCAAATTAATTATGGCTGACAAACTTACAGAATTCTCTTTAGCTAGAAACAGTTATGCAACATTTGATGCATTAACTTTAAAACAACTCATTCGTCAAAGACTAAATGAAGGGGGAGTTTTTACTGATCAAAATTTTGAAGGTAGCAATATCAGTGCTATTACTGACATTATAGCTTTATCTTACCACTATCTTCTTTTCTATCTTAATAGTACAAGCAGTCAGTCAATGTTTAATGAAGCAACTATTTATGAAAACATGAATAGACTTGTAAAATTGATTAACTACAATCCTACAGGTTATAAAACTTCATTACTTTCATTTAACGCTACAGCTAATAGTAACTTACCTGCTAATGTATATACAATTCCAAGATATTCATATTTCACTGTAAATGGAATCATTTACTCTTTTATTAAGGATACTACATTTAGTAAACAGTTAGCTGGAGATGAGGATTTAATTTCACTATCAACTGAAAATTTACTTTACCAAGGACCATC